CTCTCAAGTATCGATTCGCTTTCCACAATGGTGGCACAGCAGAAGCGCTGATGACTACTGTGGCTGGCAGTCCGCCGTCACAGCCATACGACCGCGTCGTGTTCGATGGCACCCGCGTGATCAAGCTTCGTTGCGAGATCCCTAGCGGATCGCAAACAGCAGCAAACAACTACGCCGGCGCTTGGGCAGACGAGCATACGAAATGGAAGACGATCCGGCAGGACATCGCTTTTGCTGGCGCAGTGCCGTACACGCTGACAGGCGGCGACAATTATGTCGAAATCCTGTGCGACGCTACGACGTGCATAACTCGAGTCTACAGTAGTCATGAGGAAGCAATTGAGTCTCTCAGCGTTCGATTTGGCACGTTGGCGAGCGCCGTTTGCGACAACTGCGGCGGCGGCGGCGGGGGCATGGACTGTCCGCATGTTTCCAGCGTCCAGTGTACTGGCGGTCAATTAACCGTTACTTATGACACGGAGTGTACGTCAGCATGAGTACGACGGTCACTCTGGATTGCGCAACATTAGCACCAGCACCAGTCCCGAGTCGCTTGTTTCATCCATGCTGGGGAATGCGCGCGCTGCCATCGACGATGCAGTTCGCTGCTGGCCCAAGCACGCCAATACCGCCAAACACAACATGTAATACCGGATGGCCAATGACAGCCATTACTGGAACCTTGACGCGCTCAGGTCCCTGTTCGTTCGTTTGGGGATATTCCAGCGGATCATTCGGAATATTGTTTGCGTGGACTGCTGGCGGCTATCCGTTGAGCTGCTCAATCAATCAGACTGAAATGTTCCCAAACTGGTCATTCAGCAATGTCGTTGGCACGCCTACCGGATCGTGCTCGCAAAATCCTACGACTGGCGTTGTGACGATGACGTTCACTGGAACTATTAGCGACGGATTCTGTACTTGTCCAATCACAGTCACATTCAACGGGTGATCAATGGGCGCTGGAGCGTACGCCAAACTTTTAGCTGGCAACTGCATATCAGTTCCGACGCGTCACTTGATGCCGTTCAAAGAGTTCTGCATCCATACACTCGGAAGTTCGCCGCCACTTGCTTCGTATCCAGACTCTGGGCTGTTTGGTTGTAACGCGTACGTATCCAACGCTGGCACGCAGCTTCTGCCAGATCCAAGAATACCTGACGCGCTGACAGCTCATCCTTTGTACGGATTGACGTCATCAACCGTGACACTGCCAACGTTTTTCAATGCGACTGACCTTGCACCGTGGCGCGAGCGCAAGGTCATGGGGCCGGGCGACATATACAACATTCGCGCAAGTGGTCCTGCTGTTAAGCAGGCGCATATGGTCACCGAGGTGCGCAGGCGTCTCAAGCAGTCTGCGTCACCAAACAATAATAATTACGCAAACCGATACAACTTCTATTTCACCGATGCGGCAACTGCGTACAGCAATCAGAAGGACTGGCTCGGTTTTTTCCATCCAGCAATGCAGCTTTGGACGAACAAGGGCGTGCCTGAGCCATTCAGCGCCGTGGGCTATTACGAAGATGGCGGATCAAGCCCAGTCACTACTGACGTTTACAACCAAGGCATCATCCCGTTTTGCTCGCCAGTAAACACGTACAGCTCAACTGGTACGCTGCTTGGCCAATACATCGGCTACACGTTCATGTTCTATTTTGGCATGGCTTATTTGAAATACCCGATCCCGGGGTTCAAGCCGTCAGATTACTACTCAACAAGCCCGACGCCGCCAGAAGTGAATCCGATATATCAATTCTTTTCAACGGATTGTCACTTATTCCTTGTCGCCGCCCCCGCTGCAGGTCAGACGCTGAAGTCTCCTAAAATTGGCTCAGTACGCTATTGGACCTACAATAAAGACGGCACAACTTGGAATATTGGCGATCAGTACATGTATGTTCTGAATGGCGCCTTTCGCACCAACTGGAAGTTCAACATTGCGTTTAATTATGTCGCCGGTGGCAATGAATCAATACTTTTCAACATGTCAAACATTCGGGTGTACGTGACGCCATGACGCAATACGTTCAGAATGTCGCCACCAATGTCTGCGGTGATTTGCCGGACACAATCCCGGTCAATATCGACTGTAGTCTTTGCAATATAGGATTTCCGCAAGCAGGCGGATCGATTGGTATATCGTTCTTTGGGCCTCGTTGCACGCCGAATACTGATCCAAGCCCAAGCTATTGGCTTGGATTTGAAACGAAGATGGCTCAGTGGAAATGCCCAAACCCGGGCGAAGATAGTGAGCCCGCCGCCAATACGTGGGTAGCTACAGGTTTTTTTGGCGGCGCAACGCGTGACGGTTGCACAAACCAGTATAGGTTTGACGCCACGCTGAACGCTATTGATGCGAATCATGTCAGCGTTTCGGTTGTAGTTCGAGTGCTAGCCCCGACAACTGGAGGGTGGTCGTGGCAGAGCTACCTGAGTTTTTCCGCAACGCTGACAGAAATAGTGAATGCGGACACGACGCGGTATCGCGGGCGCAACTTCTCTACGCCTGATTATATTGGCGTAACTCCGGCATCTGTTGGTGGAGTTGGCGACCCGGTAAGCTTTGTCAAAATGACGATAGGCATGCAGTCTATGCGCTGCGGCTGTGGCAGTTTTGGCTACGGGCTACCAGTCTGCGGATTCTGGGATGGCACCCAGTGGCTTACATGTTTGCGCGGAGTCATTCGCAGTAATTCAACGTATAACGTGCGAGAATTTACCCAGCTCGGCTTTAATACGGCAGGATGCGGCGGCGTATCGTCTGGCGGATACTGCGGGTGCGACTCTTTCACGCTCACCAGCACAAGCCCGCCAAGTACATCTCCGTCTCTGCCAACATACAACGCGGATCCGCAGTTCATCCTCGACTATGGCGTGCTCGGATTGCCGGGTGGCATTGAGGCTGTCGGTGCTCTACAGCAGATCCAAGTTTCAGCTGGGTCTGAATCTGGTATCAAGTTGGTCGTTAAGCAAGTAAACGGTGGCGTAATTTACATCTGCACCAACGACAATGGTGCCGGATGGATATGCACTGCTGCTGTCGTTTCTCAGGCGAAAGGTCCGCGCATTTTGACTGCGACGCGCGCAACATTTGACGTTTGGCTTTATGCGCTTAATTTTCCCAATGATAATTTACTGCCAACAGAGTGCTCAAGCGGCGGAGATTATCCAATACCATCGCCATCGGATCCGTACTGGTGCACTGCCGCTGGTTGCGTTCAATCGCCTTTGCAACCTGCAAACTCTTTAGCTGGGCCTTACGCGACGTCAGCGCTATGCGCGGCAGCTTGTAGCGAAATTATTCCACCAGCCAATCCTTGGTGGTGCGTTGGCACGACGTGTGTGCAGTCAGCAACGCCGCCAAGTGGATATTCATCAGGACCGTATGACGATTCATCTGCGTGTTCAGCAGTGTGCAACCCGCCAACTGGCACTTATTGGTGCCTGTATGGTAACTGCGTAGTATCAGCGACCAGCCCAGACGCGTCGGCTACTGGGCCATACACGACGCCAGAAGCTTGCGCATCGGCGTGCCCCGGTCCAGCTCAAATGGTTTGGGTATGCACGGACGCGGGATGCGGAACAACAGCTCGTTCTAGCGCAATCATGAATGGCACTACTTATTATTTGACCGAGTCGTTGTGCCAAGCAGCATGTCCAGTTGAGTTTTATTGCGTTGACATAGAAGGTTTTATTGATTGCTGGCAATACGCAGTAAGTCATCCGCCAACCAGTTATTTGGCGGGCCCATTCACAACAATAGATAATTGCTACAGCGGTTGTAACACTGGTCCCGGTTGGTACTGCGCAGATGGGGCATGTGGCAACTATTTATCGCGACCATCTGGAGCGTATGGTCCGCGACATGCTTCGTATTTTGCCTGTCAAAGCAATTGCTTCGTCATTGAGCCTATTGAGATGGCTGGCCCGCCAATCGAGCTTGAGAAGGCTCTTGCCGCAGCAGAGCAGGCGCAAACGCTTCCAGATTCGTTTCCAGCGCTCTCAAATCCGTTTGAGCTGCCCAGAGCTGACCTAGCATCGATTCAACGCGCCAGAGTGCCCTGCAAACACTTGGGAGACTTCAAGGAATATCGCAAGATGCCATGCTCCTGTGGCAACTTTGCAATTTTCAATTGCGCCAAGTATGGCGAATGCATCAAGGTCGCACCGCGAGACGGCAAATCGCCCGATGGTGTCTACCGTGATATTAAGGCGTGCATGAACAACTGCAGCGATTACGAGGCTAGTAAATGATTACGCTCTCAGCTCACCCAGATGACGTGGCTTTAGCTAAGATTGAAGCCCTGTCAATGGGCAAGCTAAATCGCAGCATACTCAAAGGCAAGGGTAATTGTGTTGGCCTTCTTGGAGAGCTTACTGCGGCTCGCTTCCTTCTCAAACATCGCAGGCACGTAGTTAGACCGGGCACACACGATTACGACCTCGTGGTTGATGGTCACAAGTTTGACGTGAAGACGGCGCGCCGTACCGTAGATGCGAGCCCTGATTACAACGCCAAGGTTCCTTTGTATCAATCTTTCCAGAACTGCGACTTTTATTTATTTGCTTCAGTAAAAATCAGTAATGGCGCTCCTGCCAACATTACTTTGTGCGGCTGGATCACCAAGAAGAATTTTGAGCAAGTCGCTCAAGTAATTCGCAAGGGCGAGCCTGAGGGGCTTAATGGCTGGATATGCTCAGAAGATTGCCGAGTTACTCCATATTCAAGCTTAAAGGACATGGGCTTGCTAGAAGGATGCCCAGACGGTGCGAACATCAGCTGACTCGGTTCCGCTTCGCTGACCGCGCTGGCAGGCAAACCGAAAAAACACCATCACGCGGCACCGTCCGGGCTTTTTCTCTCTTGCATCCAGCGCTCAGCCCTTGCGAGCAGCTCGGCTTGCATAGCTGCGTCCCTATCAACGCGCACGAATGCGTAGCGCATGTCCTCGCGCTCATGATCAGGGAAGTACGTGAAAAAGATCATTGACTGCAAGCCAGTCACAAACAGCTGGTGTTGGCATTGCGGTCGATAGTAATTGACCACCGAGCCGTTTAGCGCCTCTTCATGCACTTTCCAGCTTGGCGATTTAATCTCAACAACTACTCGGCGGTCCTCGCTGATTCCATCCAGCGAGGCCCGCATGAACGAATACTTACTGTGCTGGAAGCACCCCGGTCGAACCCACACGCCAGTAAGCTCTATGAACAAGACGCGCGCAAAAGGCTCGAGCGCTGTACCGCGCGCCATCCGCGCATTTGGCTTCAATCCGCCAGCCGCGCGCTCTTTGTCTTTTTTCTTAACGCCGCCAAAATATCCCATCAGAGCAGTCGCATCGCTTGAACCGACGCCTTGATCGCGCCAGCGTAGCCACTCTTCGCTACCTTGCTCAAGCCCCAGTATTTCTTCCGACTCACTCATGTAGCCTCCAGAATGAGAGTCTGCCGTGCGATCTAGCCGAGGCAATAGCTGATCGCACGGCAGAGTGATTGGCGTTTTTAACGCAATCTATAAGTATTATACCCGCTTCTCTTCAATGCGCTTGCCAATTCTGCGAGTTGCGCAAACGACCCTTTGGCGAGTAGCTTCGCGCGATATGCCAGCAATCCGACCAATCTCTGCAAAAGTCATCCCGCGAAGGTAATGAGCATTTAGGAGATTGCCATCAACTGGATTTTCGTCCATCGCCTCAAGCGCTTTTTTCAGCGAATCCTCGTGATCTAATTCCATCGAGGGATCCTTCTCACGCCCCTCAATAAACTGCCCGTCAAGCGGCAAGCCGACTTCCTCTTTGCCAACATTGCGCCGGCCAACGGTGAGCCTCCATCGCTCGCAATGCAGCGCGCGCCAGCAGTAAGTGGAAAACTTTGCAATGGATGGATCCCATCCAGCAGCGCACTTGATGAGCACCATCATGAGCTCACTCTCGTACTGTTCGCGCGTAATCCGGTAACCCGAACCGATGGGGTATTTGTACATGAACTTCCAAACAAGCTTCATGTTGTCTTCCACAAACTGCTGACCAATCTTCGTCAAACTAAACTCAGCCATAATCCTAAAGCCTCCTGCAGTAAAAGCAGCCGGGCAAATTCCCGCCGCTCTTATACTTTTCGCCTATTGGCTCAATAATTTCAACAAAGAATAATTACTTTCTCGCAAGGTTATGGCGCGCGCCACTTTTGCCCCTATAGCTAATAGCTATTAAGTAATAAGTAGAGCAGCTAGATAATTAAATAAAACCTTTTATCTTAGTAACTTAATATAAATATAAATAGCTAAAATAATAGCTATTTACTATTACTTATTACTATAGCTATAAGCTAGAATTTCTCGCCATTGCTTGACGAGGGCTTTCCGGTGCGTAAAGTGAGCTGTGTTGGAATCGTGAGGCACCGAGGAGCATGAAATGAGCGAGGCAAGAGATTTGGTAACGGCGTCACCAGCGCCAATTGATATCGATATGGATATCAAGATAGCGGCTGAAGCTGCTGTGAAGTCTGGTCTATATGGCAAGCTAACTGTATGGGAAGCTGCCGCAAAAATTTCAACAGCGCGCGAGATTGGCATCAGCCCGATGGCAGCAATGGGCTCGCTGTGGATCGTTAACGGGAAGCTTGTGATGAGCTACAGCCTGTTGGCTACGCTCGTCCAGCGCTCGACGCGTTTCCGCTACAGGATCCTGCAGAATGACGATAAAGCTGCTCGCATCGAGTTCCTTGAAAAGGTTGATGGCGTATGGGAATCGCTTGGTACGAGCTCATTCACCATTGAAATGGCCAAGCGTGCGCAGTTGCTAGGCAAGGGTCCGTGGCAGGCCTATCCTGAGGCTATGCTGTTCGCCCGGGCGCTTTCGCAGGGCGTGCGCATGATGACGCCAAGCTTGACGATGATGCCCGCCTACGTTCAAGGCGAGATCGACAACGACGACCAGCCACGAATTGCGCCGCCCGCGCCAGCTCGTGACGTAACCTTCGGCACGCCGCACGCGGACGGTGACGCCAAGAAATTCCAACTCCGCGATGTAGTGGCTTCGGTTCAGAAGGAGAATGCTTAACATGTCAGCAGAATTAGCAGTTGGTAATTATCGCGGCACCATTGTTGGCACACGCGTTTTGGCTAACGCCAACGATCAGGAAACTGTCGAGATTGGCGTGCTGCTCGAAGGGCATCAGACGCCAACGACTGTGCGTTTG